AGCAGCAACAAAGCTACTAGGATTACTATATTTTTGAGCATTATACATTTTACGAGTTCCTTGTTTCATAGTTTCTACGTGAGGAGCAGAAGCGAGTTTAGCTTTAGCAACATTGTCAGTAACACCTTTAACTAATTTATCTGCGTGAGGGGCAGCAGATTTTTTAGCCGCTTCATAATGCTTATTTGCCTCAGAAGCACCTTTATTCATGCTAAGTTTTAAGGAATCCATCATACCTCCTGCTTTTCTAGTTCTTCTTTTACCTCCTACTTTTCTCGTATATGACTTTACCATTATATACATTTATTAGAATAAAAATAAATGAAATTACTAAATATTTATAAATAGTCACTCTTAATTTCATTGCTTAAATATGTATTCTTTCCAATAGCACGAATTATTTTGTTGGTCTCTTTTTCATCACTTTCTATTTGAGTCATGGAATTGAATACTAGATTTGTCATCTTTGATTGTAAATTTTCATCTGTTCGCCATCCTTTATTTGCATCCTTCCATTTACATATCAAAGTCCGCTGTTTTAAAGACAAATCCTTTATTCCCTTGATTATATGTAACAATTCATTATCCTTCTCCCATACATTATTGTCCTTAATATACATTGTTTTCCTAGAAGGGTCTGTGCAATGTATAGGTCTTTCTAAAACATCCATATTATTTAATCCATTTGTAATCAATGTTGTAATACTTTTTGTTAATCCATTTTCAATAGTATTGTCGTATGTTTCATTAGTAATTGGTAATGAGTGTATAAAATCAGTTAAATTCATAGCATTCTTACAGTGTTCATTTAAAAACATGTTAATATTGAATTGATTATTTGTTGTTGTATTATGACTATTACTTGTAATATTATTGCCCTTAATATACGGAAGTAATTCTACAAAGGTTTTTTGTATATCTTGATTTTCCTTAAGCAACAACAGAACCAGGTCTTTAAAATCGCTTTCCTTCTCCTTAGATAATGTAGCTATTACATCAGTAGATATATTAGATTCATTGTCTACACAATCAATAGGCATTGTACACTTTAACTTATGATTATATAGTGATGTTTTGCGTTTATATACCTTGCTACAATATTCGCAGCAAAATAGAGTGGGGGTTTTTTGGGCTTTTATGGGTAAAATTGGGTAATTTGTTGAGTTTATGTGTTTCAGTGTGGATATATGTCGGTTATAATCCCTCTTGTTGCTACAATTAAAGTCACAATTTGTACATATAAATTTTTGGGGCTTTTTTGGGGTTTTTGGGTAAAGCGTAATGTTAAATTTATGTTTTTGGGTAGAAATATGACGACCATAGTCTTTTTTATTGCTACATACAAAGTCACAAGGCTTACATATAAATTCTGGGGTATTTTTTGGGGTATTCATATTGTATCAAAGTTGTATAGAATATAATAATATATTACTTCTAAATATTGTTCATAAAATATAATTTATTTTTGTCATAACAAATCATTTTATTTTGAAATAAAAATTACAGCTTTATGGTCTAAATGACATTTTCACTGTTTTCTCAATTCATAAACCTAAAAATAAAAAAACACACAATAAAACCTTGTGTAATTTTTGAAATTGAATAATGAAATCTCAAAATCGTAAAAATGTAAATATACTACATATATCTAAATACAACCTCTTTTTTTGGTAGTAATAAGTTCCCTTGATATGTAGTGATTCACTACACGGCACTACATGGATGTTTTTTTATAAATAGTCCATGTAGTGAGGCGTTGCCTACATAAAAACACATCCTCCTAATTCCCGAAAGTTAAAAAACAGGTTGTTCATTCGGCTAAATCGGGGGATAAAATTTTACCCATAGATTACCCAAATTACCCCCACATATTATCTTCCCAAATATGCGAATACCTTATTTGAATACAACATTTGCCATATTAGAGGATATAATACCATATGTAAATAATGATTGCAAAATATATAAAAATAAATTATTATTTTATATATGTCAGAAAATGTTCATTTAGTAAAGGCCCTAGATAATGAAAAGAATGAGAGTATAATGAATTATAACAGTAGTATGATAAAATCCATAAAAAATGATTATTTACAAAAGCTACTTCTTTCTCGGGAAAAATTAAAGGACTACCATAATAAATTAAAGGACTACAGATATGTAGACGATTTATCTGACATTCAATATGGTCGATACATTAGATGGATTAATTTAAAAAATCCTGAAAAAATCGAACTTACACGAGGTGGCATGGTAATAGATATAAAAATTTTGAGTAATGGGATTCATGTAGTATGTAAAAATACATATAATCATCGATTTCAAATAAAAATAGACGAATGTTATATCTTTCAAAAATTAACAGATCAAGAAAAAATATTATTAATGGCCCTTGATTATGTTCAGAAGTAAATATTACGAGTTAATATTTTTTAGCCAACATCTCGTACAATTTATTTTCCGCACTATCACAAATGTAGGACTATTATCCTTAACAGCCATTTGTATATCTACATTACTGAGATTACATCTTTTACAAATAACATTAAATCTCAATTGATTATATAATTTTTTAATACCAGTTACAGTAGGTGATGTGTATAATGTTTCAAAGAATCCACCTTTATGAGAAATATTTATTATTGTGCCTCTAATAAATAAATCTGATACATTCGGGTCCATATATACATATTGTATATTGTATATTGTGTTTACACTATTTATTTAATATTTTTTTCCAAGTATTTATTTGTTGAATAGATTGATTATGAAGAGTTGGATATTGTGTATTAGCATATTCTGTTGTAAATAGATTATCTTCTGCGTGTTTGAATACGCGGCGTTGAAAGAGAACTTCTGCATGATCGTACGCGTCGGCGAACGAATTCCCGTTAACTTTCATGTCATAAATAATACATCTATCAAAATCATATGCAGATAATAAATCCGCCTCTCTAACAATATGATAAGCAGTTTGATAAATACCTAATTCTGGAAAACCGTCTTTCTTAACCTTTGAATATGACATTGTCTGGATAATTTTCGAAATAACGTCATTTTCAACAGGTGTAGTAATTAACTTGAGATGGTCTGTGATTGCTTTAATACCTTCAGATTCGTCCATATATTTTTTATCGCACATATCGTGTAATGCGGCTGATAGGTAAATTATATTTTTATGCGATTTAATATGAGGAGTCTTACAAATTTCTTTCTCATAAATATTATGAGCATAATGTAGTACATTCATACTATGTGAAATATCGTGGGATTCATCAATCCTGTGCTTACTGGATGTTTGTAGAATAAATTTGAATACATCATTAAATAGTTTCATAGTCGTTGTTAATACTTGAAATATATTAATTAATATATATTTCAATTTTTATTAGTAATTATGATTTATTGTATTTGTTTTCGCCCGGGTTGTTTAGATTTCATAGCCCGTGTCCGCGTTTTATTAAATTTAATTTTTTTATTATATTTTCTCAGTTTTTTAGTCGTGCCTTTTTTTGAAACAAATTTTGATGATTTTTTACATTTAAAGTTATAAAAATCAATGTTTCTATTTTTAAAAATAGTTTTTCTACAAATAGCAATTGCGCCCGTCTCATTTATAGTTGTATTAGTGACTTTTTTAATACATTTACATAATTTGCTGGACAATACGTCTTCAGCTAAACTTTTATCCGATATATTTTTATTTGGTTGAATTTTATAATATTTAATAATTTTCTTATAATCATTGGAATTTAAATCCATGTCCAGAGTATATTTATTGGTTAGATTTTTAATACAAATATATTGTATATGACTAAAACTGATAATACAACAAAGATTGTTGTATTTGATTTAGATGAAACATTAGGTTATTTTACAGAATTTGGAATATTTTGTGATTGTTTAGATAGATATTTTGAAAAACAAACATATAGTAGTATAAATTTTAATAAGCTATTAGATTTATATCCAGAATTTTTACGCCCAAAAATTTTAAACATTCTAAATTATCTAAAAGAAAAAAAGAAGGAAAAAAAATGCTATAAAGTGATGATATATACAAATAATCAGGGACCTAAATCATGGGCAAAAAGTATATCAGAATATTTTGATTATAAAACTGAATATAAAATATTTGACCAAATAATAGCAGCATTTAAGATAAGAGGTGAAAAAGTAGAATTAGGTAGAACTAGTTATGATAAAACCGTAGACGATTTATTTAGATGTACAAGATTACCAGAAGAGGTTGAAATATGTTTTATAGACGATTTATATCATAATGGTATGAATGACGAACACGTATATTATATAAATGTCAAACCATATCATCATAAATTAACTATTCATAATTTAATGTTTCGTTTTTTAGATTCATCACTGGGTAAAAATATAATAAACAAGGCAGAATTTATTACTATCATTGAAAATGAATTTAAAAAATATCAGTATAAAGTGAATGAAAAATCCAAAGAAGAACAAGATATAGATTCTATTGTAGGTAAAAAAATGTTTCAACATTTAAAACGGTTTTTCTATGAAAATAATAATAAGACATTAAGTCGTAAGAAAAAGAACAACAAAAAAACATTAAAGAAAAAGAGATCCTAAAAATTAAAATTTATTAATAATGTTGGCACTAACTATACTACGTCCGTATTGACTGATAGTAGTAGTAGCTAATAAGAAGATTGTCGACGAGAACACAATTTTTCTATCAAATTCAGTAAATGTAGATTTTGTAAATGGATTAAATCGGATAAGTAAAAATCCAATAACATAATATTTCATAATGGTTTCTAACATATCTAAATATTTTGGATTATAATATTCAATTTGAAAAAACGCAATTATATAAAGTATATATGATACGTACAAAGCAATATTAAAAAAATATTCGTGATAAATTAACATATATAGTAGCTAATTATTATTATTTAGATGAATAGAATTGTCTACATTATATACATTTAATAATCTAGCACTAGAATCAGTAGCATTACAATACTTTGGCATCCAAAAATAGGGAACAATTTCATCATTTTCTGGATAATGTGAGTTGAAAACTTCTCTATAATACAACTGTTCCTTAGTAGTGGGAGTATTGATCGAATACTTGGAAGATATTTCTTTGAATTCTTCGTCAGAATATTTACTATTAAGATTGTCTTGAATAATTTCATACCATGATCGTTCAGTGGAACTTACACCATCGCTGAATGCTTCCTTCTTTCTCCATAAAATATTTTGCGGCAATAACGTTGGATCCATATGATGGACTGCACCACGAATGAGATATTTTTCTATAGCATTAAAATTATTATGATTACGAACACGTGATGGAATTTGTAAATAATTTGATACAAACGACCTATCCAAAAAGGGTGTTCTAGCTTCAAGACCATGACAAGCTATAGTTCTGTCACTTCTCAATACGTCAAAATATTGAATATCGTTTAACAGTCGTTTACATTCGTGATCAAATTCAATATTGGATGGACAGTTATGAAAATATAAATAACCACCAGACACTTCGTCAGAACCATCACCATTAAAAATCACTTTGGCGTCACTGTGTTCCGAAATATATTTAGCAACAAGATAATTACCGACACTAGCTCTAACAGTGGTTGTATCATAACTTTCAATATTATAAATTACTTCGGGAATAGTAGAAAAGAATTCTTGTTCAGTCAATATAATTTCAGTATGATTTGAATGAATATGATTGGATACTTCCTTGGCGTATTTAAGATCAGATCCACCAATCATTCCAATACTATATGTTTGTAGTTGTCCCTTTGGAATAAATTTAGCAACAAGTGATGTGATTAAACTACTATCTAAACCACCTGATAAAAGACACGCTAGATTTGTATCCATAGTAATAACTCGTTTTTTCACTGCATTTAATAAGTCATTATAAATTTGCGAGTAGTAACCATTCATATTAACTTCAGATGATAATGATATATGGTTCGAATTAATCGTATGATTGTAAATAAACGAATTATATTTATGAAGTGATTTATCGAAATGGACTACACCATCGCGGTGTAAATCAAATGACATGTATGATCCTGCATTAAAATTATAACATTCTGGTGTCAAATCGTTAATTTGTTTTAGAAGTGACGCACATACCAAATAACCGTCATATATACCATAATATAATGGTCTAACGCCATACGGGTCTCTTGCGATATATCCCTTTTTATTATTAGAATCATACAATACAAATGAGAAAACGCCATCTAGATTTTGTAGAGTATATTCAATGCCATATTTTAAATACATATGTATAATGGCTTCACAATCAGAATTGGTGTTAGGTGTAATTTCAAGCTGAGAATAAATTTCCTTGTAGTTATAAATTTCTCCATTACAAATCAGATATACACCATCACAACTGATTGGTTGGTTTGAAATACTGTCTAATCCATTAATAGCTAATCGATGGAACCCAAAAATGATTTGTTCATTAATGGTAGTCAATATTGAATGTTCAGGTCCTCGATTTTGTCCTTTAATAAAACTGTCATGTATAAATGGTTTATCACGAATAAAATCAATAGATGAATCAATATTCTTTATGAGAGCAAAAACTCCACACATGATAATATGGAAGGTAGATATAGCTTTAGGTAATTTATCAAAAATATTATATCATAATTATATATTAATGAATCCGAATACAATAAATAAAATGCATGGAGTAGTAAATGGCTATTTTAGATGTAACGAAGAAAGAGACGAGGAATTGAATAATAGAATTTCAAAAAGAAATATTCCTTCAACCAGTCTACAGCCTCAATATAGTATAAGACCGGTAAATACAAAGTATGGATATATGCCAATATTAGATCAATATAAAGAACCAAAAACACCATTAAATACATACACACCATATTCAACTACTCAAACATTTAATCCTGGAAATGCACAAGCTCCTTGGAATGGATTTTCAAACAATGTAAATACGGAATCGTCGTTAAGAAATCAATTTTTCGCGTTACAAAAGTGCGAACAATCTGAATTTGTGCCATCTTCTGACAGTGATTTATATAAAACCAAGGTAGATTTTAAACCAATGGAACAAACACATCCATTGTTATTCAATAAACCAGAATTTGCTCCTTTTAACCCCAATACATTAAATATTGGAAATAATTTATTTAACAATCATACAAGATATGATATTAAAAACAGTGATTCGTGTTAATTATTAATAAATATTCATTGATATATGTAAATGGACATATCAATGAGTGAACTAGATAATATATCATTACAGTATTTTTCAAACAAGGGACAATATGATGTATTAATGAAAAAGAACAATATTACTTCTGATAAAAAATATTTAAGTGATAAAAAATTCTATAAAAAGAGAATATTAGATTTAACAAGAAAGGCATTTAGAAATGAAATTGAGGATAATCATGTAAAGAATTCGTTTGACAATTATGTAATATCTTGTATTAATTATTTAAAATTTACAGACAAGAAAGAAATATACCAACAACAATATGAGAATATAATTCAAGAGACGGTTCCGTATGAAAAAGATGGTATATTAGAAACTTCGTATGATGCTTGCGATTATTTAATGTGTAAACCAGAAGATGTAAAAACATTAAATTTAGATACATTTGTAAAAAGGAAAAAGGTTGTTACAAAGCCTATGGTGATGCCCAAAAAGCCAGAAATAAATATAAAAAAACCAGAATATAAAACCAAGGGTATATTAAAAAAAAAGAAAAATATCACTAATAATTATGAAGACACAAAAGAAAAATAAGGCGCGCAAGCGAAGAACAAAAAATGTAAAAAAAATAGGAAAAAAAACAACAAACCAATTAAATTGTAGCCCTAATCCAGACAATAAAAATAAATCTTATACGTGTTATAGTGACAAATCATTATTAAAAATGAGACAATATTGGAATATTAGACATCCTCGTGATAAAATAAAGTCTGTTAATCCAACCGAAATATGGGAAAGTTTAAAAACGAATATGGCTAGTAGTTGTAAGCGGGAATCGTGTTGGTTACGAAGTAAATTCATGGAAGGGAAATTAGATAATGAATTAGTAAATTATACATTTGCACCAAATGCACCCAAAGACTGGAAAAAGAATCCTAACGAATGGTTAAGCAGTTTGGATATAGAATCAGTAATGAA